AAAAATAAACGGTGGAATTCAGGATAGACAAAATTCAGTTTTTGCTACACCTATGTTTAAGAAAAACTGTAATAAAAAATACTAATATGAAAAACATTAAACAATTAAAAGTAGACTTAGCCGGTCAAGTAGGTGAAAATGCTTTATGGGATGGACCTTTAAGTAAAGAAGGTTTTCCAATGGGTAAAGGATCTAGTTCAGGTTCTCAAGGCATGGAGGTTAGTAAGGCTGACTGTGGATGTGACTCTGTAAAAGGACCTATTACTTCAAGAGCTAAAACGTATTAGTCAATGAAGTTTAAGTACTTTACTTACGATGAATTTGATTGCCCAAGCCTAAAAGGTAGTGGTAAAAAAGTGAGTGATGAACTAATAAACATGCTAGATATTGTTCGTAAAAAATACGGTAAATCAATAACTATAAATTCAGGCTATAGAACACCTGAGCGTAATAAAGAAGTAGGTGGTAAACCTGGTTCATCTCATTTAAAAGGCTTAGCTGTTGATATTGCGTGTAAAAACTCTATTGATAGATTTAAACTCACTAGTATATTAATTGAGGTTGGCTTCAAGAGAGTGGGCATGGGTTCAACATTTATACATGTAGACATAGATAAAGATAAATCACAAAACGTCCTTTGGACATATTAATATGGGATCACCTCTAAATATAAAAGAAAAGTCTTACGAAAAGCAGAATAGAAAGATGCGTTCAAAATACAAGTCTGAAACTGGAAAAAGCTTAGGTAAAAGACTAACTAAAGGCACAAGCTCAAGAAGAGTATCTTTTGCTTGTAGATTTGCTGGTATGGCTGGTGCCATGAAAGACTCTAAAGGTGAACCAACTAAAAAAGCTATGGCTTTAAAAAAATGGGGATTTGGCAGCGTAGGAGCAGCTAGAAACTTTTGTCAAAAAAATAAATCTAAAAAGTAAAACGTATGGCGTTTAAACTAGACAACCCACCTTATTCAAGTAATAATACACCCATATATAGGGTTGATATGGAAAATGGTGTTCTAGGTAAGGCTAATAAAAACGGTACCATAATATTAAACAATAATCTAAGCCCTTTTCAGGAACAAGATGTTATAGACCATGAAATGGTGCATATAGATCAAATGAGACGTGGTGATTTAGATTACGATGATAATTACGTTTATTGGAAAGGTAAAAAATATTCAAGAGCTCAAATGAGTGAAGGCTCTCCTAATTTAGCTTGGGAAAAAGAGGCGTATAATAAAACAAAGAAAAAATAAATAAATTATGGCTTACAAACAATCACCAGGTAGAATGAATATGCCTAAAACAGGAGGAGGCGTGCCAAGTGCATTAACTATGCCAGAACCAGATCCTAAAAAACCAGAACTAACTAAAAAAGAAACCGATAAAAAAGAACAAAAACCAAACGTAACAAGTAGAAGGTTTGCCGACGAGTATTATAATGTTCCAAATTCTAAGCCTTATAAAAGAAACTCAGACGGATCAGTACAAATGATAACTACCAAAGGTAGTACTTACAGTTTAAGAAGAGGAACAGATAAGTAATGAAAAAAATATTAGAATTTTTCAGCACTAAAGTTTTTAAACAAGTAGGTGATGTAGTTGATAACTTATTCACTAGTGAGGAAGAAAGACTAAATGCTAGAAATGAAATATTTAAAGTGCTACAAGATGCTCAGCTAGAACTCCAAAAAATGCAAACTGAGATTATTGTAGCTGAAGCTAGTGGTAATTGGTTGCAGAGAAGCTGGAGACCAATACTAATGCTTTCGTTTGGGTTTATAATTATATATACTAAATTCATATCACAATTATCCGTAAACTTAGTAACACCAACTCTAGAGCCTCAATTCTGGCAATTGTTAGAAATAGGTATTGGAGGTTATGTAATAGGTAGAAGTGGTGAAAAAATTGTAGACAAATTAGGACCTATGTTTAAAAAGTAATTAAGTAATAAACAGTGTAATTATATATAAAAATAACTAATTAAATTAAGTAAAATGGGAAAATTAACAGAAGAACAATTAAAATCAGTAAAAGAAGGTCAAGGTAAAATTAACGCTATATTAACTGAAATAGGTTTCTTAGAAGCTAAAAAAGCTGAATACCTAGGAGCGCACTTTGAGGCTGCTAAAGCTTTAGAGGAAGTTAAAACAGAACTAAAAGAACAATATGGTGACATTACTGTTAATTTAGCTGATGGATCTTTTGAAAAAGTAGAAACTGAAGAGGTAAAAACTTTAGAAATAGCTGAATAGTGAGTTCTGTTGTAAGAAAAATAAGTATAGGTTCTGACTATAAGAACGATGCAATGCATTACTCTATAGGTCAGGAGGTTTATGGTGGTCATAAAATAGCTTATATACTACTTGAAGAACAAGATAATTCTTATAACATATATATAAAGAAAAATAACGAGGTGTTGCCGTGGAAGAAGTTTAATTCTAACATGGCAATATCTATTGAATATGATCTTCAGTACTAATGAATAGTGTGTATGATTTTATTATAGAGCCAGTAGGACAAAGATACGATAATGAATTAAAAGTGGGTGACAAAAATTTGGTTTTAAATTCTAAAATAGAAAGCCATAAATTTGTAAACAATAAAGCTATAGTGGTCTCTGTGCCAATAGCAATAAATACACCTATAAAAGTAGGTGATGAAGTAATAGTTCATCACAATATATTTAGAAGATACTACAATCAAAAAGGTAAAGAGGTTAATAGTAGTAAGTATTTTAAAGATAACAAGTATTTTTGTCAACTAGATCAAATATATATGTATGGTAAAAACAACTCGTGGAAACCTTTTAATGGTAGATGCTTCGTAGCGCCTATAATTGATAGGGATGATTTAGAGATAAAGAAAGAGAAAAACCATATTGGAATACTTAAATACGGTAATAGCTTCTTAAAAGATCTTAAAATAAGCGAGAATGATGTTGTGGGCTTCACACCTAATAGTGAATTTGAATTCATCGTCAATGATGAATTATTATATTGTATGAAATCAAAAGATATTGTAATTAAGTATGAGCACGAAAAAAACCAAGCTCAGTATAATCCAAGCTGGGCAAAAAGCAGTTGAGGAGTTAATAAAAGTAGCTAAAGAACCTATAGTAGACTCAGGTGATGATATAACTGCTGATAGATTAAAGAATGCTGCGGCTACAAAAAAGCTAGCGATATTTGACGCTTTTGAAATACTAACACGTATAGAAGAAGAGAAAAGTATGATAAATGAAACTGACAATGCTAAAGAAAAACCTTTTAGAGGTTTTGCGGAAGGGAGATCTAAATGATGTACGAGCAAACATTAGTAAAAACGCTAGACGATTACATTAAGCCATCAGTTATAAAGAAGAATAACAGACACAAAAAGTGGAGTTATGGTTACGACGCTGATCACGATATAGTTATAATAAGTAAAGACGGTACTTTAGGTGAAGTAGTGCAAATACAGAACTTAGTTATAGGTTTGCCATCTGAACCTGAAAAAGTCTACAAGCGTTCAAACAAGAAGGTAGAGCAAAAATGGGAAAAGTTAAACTACCCTAAAGAGCTGTTAAAAATAAAAAGCGTTTTTGACTGGGAAAAATATCCTAACGCATTTAAAGAAAAATGGTATGACTATATTGACGAAGAGTTTAAAAGACGTGAAGAGGGTTTTTGGTTCAAGAATAACGGTGATAGCAATTATATTACTGGCACTCACTATATGTTCCTGCAGTGGTCCAAGATTGATGTTGGGGCAGCAGACTATAGAGAGTCGAACAGATTATTCTTTATATTCTGGGAGGCTTGTAAAGCGGATGTACGGTGTTACGGAATGTGTTATCTTAAAAACAGAAGGTCAGGTTTCTCTTTCATGGCATCAAGCGAGGCGGTTAATCTCGCAACAATATCCACAGATTCAAGATTTGGCATTTTATCAAAGTCAGGGCAAGACGCCAAAAAGATGTTTACTGATAAGGTCGTCCCCATCTCAGTCAACTATCCTTTTTTCTTCAAACCAATCCAGGACGGTATGGACAGGCCGAAGACAGAGCTCGCCTACAGGGTCCCAGCCTCGAAACTTACCCGTAAAAAACTCGACGAAGGAATTTCATCAGAGGAAAGGCAGGGTCTCGATACAACGATCGACTGGAAAAACACCGGGGACAACTCGTACGATGGTGAAAAACTAAAAATACTAGTACACGATGAAAGTGGAAAGTGGGAGAGACCAGACAATATATTAAATAACTGGAGGGTTACAAAAACCTGTTTACGTTTAGGTAAAAGAATTGTAGGTAAGTGTATGATGGGTAGTACCTCAAACGCTTTAGATAAAGGTGGTGCTAATTTTAAAAAACTATATTATGCTTCAGACGTCAGGGAGAGAAACCGCAATGGACAGACTAGTTCAGGATTATATAGTTTGTTCATACCTATGGAATGGAATTACGAAGGATTCATCGACGCTTATGGAGTACCTGTATTCGATACGCCAAGTGAAAAAGTTATCGATCCAGCAGGTGAATTAATACTTACAGGGGTAATAGAGCACTGGGAGAATGAAGTAGAAGGTTTAAAAAACGATCAAGACGGTTTAAACGAATATTATAGACAGTTTCCAAGAACTGAAAAACATGCTTTTAGAGATGAAGCTAAATTATCTTTATATAATCTAACAAAGATATACGAACAGATAGATTACAATGAAGAAGTTAGAAACAAGAATTTAGTTACTAGAGGTAGTTTTCAATGGAGAGGTGACGTCAAAGACACTGTTGTTGAATTTAAACCAAACAATAATGGTAGGTTTTATGTATCTTGGGTTCCGTCAATGAACTTACAAAACAACATTGTTATAAAAAACGGACTTAAATATCCAGGTAACGAGCATATAGGTGCTTTTGGATGTGATAGTTACGATATATCAGGTACAGTTGACAAGAGAGGATCTAACGGGGCTTTACATGGCTTAACTAAATTTAATATGGACAATGCTCCATCTAATATGTTTTTCCTAGAGTATATAGCTAGGCCACAAACCGCTGAGATATTTTTTGAAGACGTTTTAATGGCTTTACATTTTTATGGTATGCCTATATTAGCTGAAAATAATAAACCTAGGTTATTATACTACTTAAGAAGGAGAGGTTATAGAAATTTCTCTATAAATAGACCAGATAAAATATATAATAAATTATCAGTTACTGAAAAAGAAATTGGTGGAATACCAAACTCTAGTGAGGATATTAAACAAGCTCACGCAGCGTCTATTGAAACATATATAGAGGATCACGTTGGCTACAAAGGTGATAGTTATGGTCAAATGTATTTTCAAAGAACACTAGAAGACTGGGCTAGGTTTAACATAAATAATAGAACAAAACATGATGCTACTATAAGTTCTGGTCTAGCGGCTATGGCTTGTAATAAAAACAAGTATTCACCAGTTTACAAGACACAAAAAACAAAAGTACAACTATCTTTTAACAGATATGATAACAACGGAAGTATTTCAAAAATAATAAAATAAATGATTTATACTAACACAAACAGTTCTTTCCCTAGTCAGGTAGTACCAGACGCAGAAAAGCAAACTTTAGAATATGGTTATGCTGTAGGTAGAGCTATTGAGAATGAATGGTTCAAGGGTGATAGAGGTACTAATGTCGGCGGTAGGTTTGCTAGTAATTGGCAATATTTCCACAAGTTGAGATTGTATGCTAGAGGAGAGCAGTCAGTACAAAAGTATAAAGATGAGTTATCAATAAATGGTGATTTAAGTTATTTAAATCTAGACTGGAAACCCGTAGCTGTGTTATCTAAGTTTGTCGACATAGTTGTTAATGGTATGACAGATAAGGGTTATGAAATAAAATCATTTGCATCAGATCCTTTCGCTGTAAAAGAAAGAACACAACACGCCACTGATTTAGCTGAAGATGCTTTTTCTCAAGATTTAATACAGGATGCTAAACAAAACTTTGGCATAGATTTAAGTAGAACTAATATACCCGCGGATCAATTACCTAAAAGCAAAGAAGAGTTAGAGCTACATATGCAGCTGACATATAAGCAGGCTATTGAAATAGCTGAAGAAGAGCTTATAAACAATGTACTAGATTATAATAAGTATGAAGAAGTTAAAAAGAGAGTTGCGTACGATTTAGTTGTTTTAGGTATAGGTGCTAGTAAAACTGATTTTAATTTAGCCAACGGAGTCACTGTTGATTACGTAGATCCAGTTAACTTAGTACACTCTTATACAGAAGATCCAAATTTTGAGGATATATATTACGTAGGTGAAGTTAAAAGTGTACCCCTAGAAGAAGTTAAAAAGCAATTTCCAAAACTAACTGACAAAGATCTTATAGAGATACAGCAATACCCAGGTGATTCAACCAGAACTAGAAATTTTAATGGACAAGATAGTAACAATGACAATGTTCAGGTGTTATATTTTGAGTACAAAACTTACAGTAACCAAGTATTTAAAATAAAGCAGACAGATCAAGGTTTAGAAAAAGCTTTAGAGAAAGATGATACATTTGACCCGCCAGAGAGTGATAACTTCAACAGGGTTAGTAGATCTATAGAAGTATTATACAGTGGTGCTAAGATATTAGGGTACGATAAAATGCTTAAATGGGAGTTAGCGGAAAATATGACTAGACCTTTTAGTGACCAAACTAGGGTTAATATGAACTACACCGTATCCGCGCCTAGAATGTATAAGGGTAGGGTTGAAAGTATAGTTAGTAAAACTATAGGCTTTGCTGACATGATACAGTTAACTCACTTGAAAATACAACAAGTACTAGCACGTATGGTGCCAGATGGTGTTTTTGTAGATGTTGATGGATTGGCTGAAGTTGATCTTGGTAATGGAACAAATTACAACCCACAAGAAGCTCTTAATATGTATTTCCAAACTGGTAGTATAGTTGGTAGATCATTAACACAAGACGGTGATCCTAACAGAGCTAAAGTGCCTATACAAGAATTACAAACATCGTCAGGTATGAGCAAGATACAAGCGCTTATACAAACTTATCAGTATTACTTACAAATGATAAGAGATGTCACAGGGCTTAACGAAGCTAGAGATGGTAGTCAACCAGCAAAAGACTCTTTAGTTGGTTTGCAGAAACTAGCAGCAGCGGCATCAAACACAGCTACTAAACACATACTTCAATCGTTAATGTACATCACTGTTAGAATATGTGAGAATATAAGTCTAAGAGCGGCTGATATGTTAAACTTTCCTTTAACTAAAAACGCTTTAATGAACTCTATAAGTAGTTTTAACGTAAACACTTTAGAGCAAGTGGAAAAACTAAATATGCATGAATTTGGTATATTCTTAGATTTAGAACCTGATGAAGAAGAAAAACAAATACTAGAAAGGAATATACAAATAGCACTACAGTCTGGAGGCATTGATCTTGAAGATGTTATAGATTTAAGACAAATATCTAATATTAAGTTAGCTAACCAAATGCTTAAAATAAAACGTAAGCAGAAAATGGAAGCTGATAGAAAGGCTCAAATGGAGAACATACAGGCTCAAGCTCAAGCAAATGCTCAAGGTGCTGAAAAAGCTGCTATGGCAGAGGTTCAGAAACAACAAGCGCTTGCTCAGACTACTCTTCAGATAGAGCAAGGTAAATCTCAATTCGAGATGCAACGTATGCAGGCTGAGGCTCAAATTAAAAAAGAGCTTATGGCTGAAGAATTTAATTACAATATCCAATTAGCTAAAGCAAGGGCTGATGCTGAAAAAGGAAAAGAAAAAGATATAGAAGATCGTAAAGACGAAAGAACTAGAATACAAGCTACACAACAATCTGAGCTTATAGCGCAACGTCAAAACGACGAACTTCCTAAGAATTTTGAGTCTTCAGGTTTTGACTCACTAGGTGGTTTTGGATTAGAACAATTCGACCCTAGATAAAAAAACTTTATTAATTTTATATTATTATATTATGTCAGAACAAACAGTAAAACAAGAAGGTGAATTTAAATTAAAAAA